GCAGAATTAGGAATAGGTATATTCAATGGCACTGGATTTTCTTTTACAGAAACAGTTAAGTTTTAGGTGATAAATGTCAATACCTTTAATATCTGGTTTAGGTTTTACTGAAGTAAGTTCAGCAGGAACATTAAACGACAAAGCTGGAACTGATAAAAGTAAGTTGCCAATTCAATTTTTTAGACTAACTGACAACATTAGTGGTAATTTAACTTTGAACAATGACTCTGCACATAAAAAAATAATATTGGATACAAATGGTAACACAATAACAAATTCCTCTGGATCTCCTTTAACAAATAATTCAAGTACAACTTTGGAGCTAATAGGTAGTGGTAATGTGCAATCTACTTTAAAAACATCTACTGCGACCGAATCATCAACTAGTAATCTTGGGTCAACAACTTTTTCTAATTCAGATAGTTCAACTGTGGTTGTTGCTAATGTAGACACGGACACAACTGTAGAAAAATATGTAGATGCTTCTGGTAATTTTTCTTACAACGGATCAACGATAGATTCTAGTGGAGTAACAACAGTTGGAGGTAGCACACCAAACGCATCTACTATTTTCGGTAGTGGCTCAAGTACGCAATATGGGATTAATATTACTGATGGCACAACTGCTGCTCAATTTGTTGGACACACAAGCACGAGTACAACCACATCTCCAGCTAGTGGTGGGTATAAATTGTACATAGCTACAATAGAACCTAACACAGTAAGTCAATTACGAATGGATGAATACTCTAATTATAGTGGAAGCTTAGGCATATATAATAGTCTTGTCGGCAGTGGAATGAATGGTCACAATAGATATTCAGGCACGACTAACCATCAATTAAATTTTGGTGGAACTAAAAGATTATGGTGGAGGTATGTAAGAACAGGTAATAATAGAACTTTTACTTTTACAAATAATTTAGACATAAGTTGTGTACTAAGTGGTTCAGATCCATTTAATGGCGTTACAGTTAACGCTGGAGCAACAGCAGTTTCTACATCAACCAACTCGACAGATGGCTCTTTTAATATTACCATGACAATATCTGGCACTAATGGAAGTAGCCAGCCTTTTGCTTTAGCAAATGTTAATAGTGGTACTGGTAGTATTGACACCAGTGCTTA